TCTTGCATTATCAGTTGTAGTAATCAATGAACCTTCAGGCCCACGAGGTTCATATACTGAATCATCCCAAGAAATGTCTAAATGTGGTGGAAATATAGTATGAGTATCCATAGAGAAATAATTTAATTCTCCATCATCTATAGCAGTAAATTCTTGGCTACCTGATCTTTTAATTAAAAATCCATTATTTTCTATTCCCTCCGGATAGGCAGAATTAAATAAACTATTACTAATATGTTTAAGTACAGGAGAAGTTAAATCTAAAGATAAATCTAAATCATCATTATATCCATAAGACCTACTTACATTAAACCCAGTGTTTATACTGGGACTAGTATCAAAATAAAAACTAGTACCTCCCGGAGAAGCATCTATATAACTAGCTGTTACTCCAAAAGAAAAACTATGGGTTTGCCATTTATCCCCTAAAGGATCGTTAGATATAGCATCTGGGCTACCATTTCTATAAATCCAAGAACAACCATCGGATACTCTGGGGGTATTATCATATCTTCCTGTCCCATTAGTCCAACTTTCTGCTATTGGTCTTACTTGTATATGTTGGTTTACACTTAAGTCCCTATGCTCTGTTTGGAATAAATTTAAACTTGCACTAAATGTATTGGTGTTTACTTTATTTTGGATTATATCATTGATTTCATTTTGTTTAAACTGGATTAAAATTCTACTAGGGTAAAAATTTAAATCAGTATTAGATTGTTCATCTTCTAAAGTTAAAATCTCATCTATACCCGTATTTAAAATAGCCCTTGTAGGATGAGAATATATTGCTGTGTCTTGTTCCGGAAATAAAAAATAATGTGCCATAGTTTTATAATGTTACTCTACCTACTATATCAGTATTAGGGTATTTTAATTCAAATATACTTGGATCTAGTGATGGATATATAGTGTTATTTCTAGTAGCTGTATCAAAGTTGTATTTAAATTTAGAATAACCTAAATTTTCTCCAAATTTATTTTCTATAATTATGTTTTTAACATTTAATACCCCTTCTATATTATATAATATACCTGTTATATCTCCTTTTATTATAGGTTGATTGATTTGCCAATTATCTACATTAAAATAGTTTTGTAAAGCATTGATACTTTCTAATAATACATTATCATTAGAAAATCCAGACCTTACAGAAATATCAAATTCTACTTTAAAATTAATAACAGAAGCATTTTTAATATTAATAGCGTCTGTTAACATTCTATATTGTTCTAAATAAGTAGCTAAATTGATTTTAGCGGCTTCATTAAGATTTACTAAATTTTTATTTATATCATATCCTAAAATATATAAATTTAAAGCATTAGGATTAGTTACTCTCCTATTAGTATCTAATGATATTTGAGTATCTTGAGCTATATATGCCTTAGCTACAGACCCAAATTGTGGGGGCATAGCTAAACACCTAAATAAATAATCTTCTTTAGTTACAGTTCTTTGTTGAGAAGAAAAATTAGCAATAGCATTCAATCTAATATCTTCAGCAGTATCACCTGGTCCCCCACCAGTAGCAGGGCCTGGGTTATTACAAGCTATAGAATCAGCAGCTGCCGTTAATAAGCCAGAATTTAATCCTCCTATTCGAGGAGTTGTAATTACATTTCCTATTCTAGTAATAGTATTTGAGTTTACATTTGAATTAATCCCCCCTCCTACTAAATAAGTTACAGTTAAAGTAGTGTTTGAAGGGACTTTTCCATAAGCCTTAGTGTGTAAAAAGTTAGAAGGGTCATATGATAAATCTAATAAAGATCTTCCATCTTTAATTCCTAAACCTACATTATCTGGGTTAGGAATTATAGTTGTGTCTTCATCACCTATAGTACCAGCACCAAATTGAATTTCAAGGTTTGTATTAGATCTAAATCTAGATACAAATCTTTGAGAAACTTTTTTATTTCTTAGTAAGAAAGGAACCTGATCATTATATTGTTTTAATTCAGGGTCATTAATTTCTGTATTAGGTACTTCTTCAAATATTGTTTCTTGTGCTAAGTATGGTACTTCCGTATATTCATTCCCATCTGTATCAATTATTGATTGTATTCCTATAATACTATTATCATCCAAAGATAGGGTTTTAAATCTTTCAACTGCTCCTATATCAAAAGATTTAGTTTTAATTTCAGCACTTATAGCTTTAACTTTCTTTTTTAAAAGATAATAGTCCGGAACAGTTCCATTTAATGAAAATACTGTTTGTTCTGTAGGGTCATTAGATGAACTAAAGGCAAAATTAACTTCATTTTGTATCAAAAAGCTAGTTTCTGTATTGCTATTAGGGAAGAAAGAAGAATTTTTAGCTACCCTTAAGGCATAATTATAATCAGGTAGCCCATTTGATGCAGGTATTTGTTGAAAAATATCTAATTCAACTATACTAGGATTACTTACTACAGGTCTATATCCTAAATTATAAGCTAAAGCATATAAATTTTCTCTTTCTTGTGCATACTGTAAGAAGGTTTCTTGTACTTGTGCATCAGTATAAAAAGATAATACGTCTCCTACATAAGAAGCCATTTCAATAAACATAGTACCCGGACTACCTTCCGAAAAATCTTTTACATTATCGGGGTAATATATTTCTGCTAGATTAATTAAGGCACTTTTAAAGTCTGAAAAGTCCTTATTTAAATAATTTATACCTTTTTTACTTAAATTATTGTTTGTATTGTATGCCATTAGTAATTAGTTTCAAAATCATTTGTAAAACTTAAAGTTACTGAGTCTTCTTCTTCATTATTAATAAGAGAATAATTTACAGTAACAAATAATTGGTGCCCCGCTATACCTCCTTTTTTTACATTAATATTTTTTATTTCTATTTCCGGAACAAATTGATTTATTTGTGGGAGTACATATGCTTTTAAATCTTCTTCTGCTATTTCAGTTTGTTGTTCAAATAGTCTGTTTTTTAAACCTGCCCCAAAATTAGGTTGATTTAATCTTTCTCCCGGAGATGTAGATAAAACATTAATTAATTTAGATTTAGCATGATCTTTAGTAGTATAATCTAAAGTAAACACTGTTCTTTTATTAAAAGGAAAGTGTATTCCTACTGCTGTTTTATCAGTTATATCTATAGGATCAATCCTAATAAGTTTGCGAGGTCTAATAGCCATTAGGGTCTATATTCTTTTTTCTTATCTATAGCTTTCATAAGTTGACTATAGTCTTTATTTAAAAACTGATTTACAGGATCGTTAGATGCAAAGTTTTCTTCTGGAGTAGGGGATAAAGATGTTTCAGATAAAAGTGAATCTAAAGTATTATTTCCTGTATTAAAATTAGGGGGTATTATTTGAGATTTAATTTTTGATCTAAGTTCTTCTTTAAGAGAATTATTTTCAACTTTCTCTTTTATAATGGGTTTTGTATTAGATAATTCCTCTTTTAATACTGCCATTTCACGTTTTAGGGCGTAGTCAATTTCTTCACGCACAACTTTTCTAATAATTTTTTCAAATGTATTTAATTTCATTTCTATTAGTTTTTAATAAATATTAATCTTTAAATCTTTTAAATGCAATAGCGCTATTTTCTTCGCTTTCTTCGCTTTCTTCGTTTTCTTCTTCAGACCCAATTGGAATATCCCCTTTTCCACTACTTCCAGGTATAGCTTCAAATTCATTATCATCCCACCAATCTTCAGGAGTTTGGTTAGAATTTTCAATTTCCTCTAATAATTCTGCTAAAGAAATACCTAAACCAAATTGAATCCATAAGGCCTTTAATTGAGCTAATAAAGCTTTTAACCTATTAATTATATCATCAAGGGTTTTTATTGCTTTTTCAAGGGGAGACATTATTTTATCAGTTTCTTTTTTAAAAAAAGAAGAAGTATCACTAAAGCTATCTATAGCTCCTCTAGCTTTTTTTACATTGTCTTTTAAATCTTTTTTCTTTTCACCTAACTTATTAATAATTAAACCGTTTGCTGCTAGACTTGAGCTAGCACCAAGAGCTCCATCGACACCCGCTATTACTCCCCTAATTATGTTTAGTATAGGAGTAATTATTACTATAATATCTTCAAATATTTGTAAACTAATTAATACACTGTCTAATTTACCCTTTATCTGGAGTAATTTTCCTTTTTTTGATTCTATTTGGGCTATAGCAATTTCTACTATTGTAACAGTTTTATTATAATATTCTTGAGCTTTCTGTAATTCTACTAGATCTGTTTTATCCGTTTTAGTTAATTTAGTTTTTAAATCATTAGGGTTAGGAATTTTAGCCAGTGCAAAGCTTTTAGGGTCTTGTGTAGTAACAAATTCTACTTTTTCTCTAGCTTCAGATAAAGAATTAGCACTTCTATTAGTAATAGTATTTAATAATTTATCTATCATTTTATAAATACTTTATTACTTTTAATAGTATCTAATTTACTTTCTACCCTTTCTAAACCATTAAGTAATGATACTGCTAAACCTTTATTAACCGCTGGGTTAGGGCCTTGTAAACCCGAAGTATTGGGGTATTGGGTTTTAAAAAACACTTTTAACTCAAAAATTAAGTCAGTTAGTAAAGACTTTAAAGTATCACTTTTAACAGCGGGGATATTTGGGTCTTCTCCATTTTCAACAGGGCCAATAAATATTCTAGGTGAATTGATAAAGGTATCTTTTTTTGTATTAATATGAAATTCACCTTCGGTTTTAAATAAAAATAAATTAGAGGTTGAAAATATACTATCATCACGGCCATTAAATACTAACCGATCACTATCTATTAAAATTTGTTTACCTATATATAAATCTTCTTGTATAAAATCTGTTGCCATTATATTAAGTATTTGTTCCTCGTTCTGAAGGGAGGGCTAATTTATACACATAATCTGCTGTGTTAGAGTACTTTGTACTATTATAGTAATTTTTAAAGTTTTTAAAAAGTTTAGTATTAGTTACATCAAATGGTTCCCCATATTTTTTTATTTGATATGCTTTGCATTTAGCATTAGCTGTATCTATTAAATGTTGTAAAGGATGATCATATATATGTTTTTTATATATATTTTTATCAGGAACTCCTATATTTTTTAAATATTTAACAGGGTTAAAAGTAGGACAAGATTTACCATATCCCCCCGATAAAGTTATTTGATTATGACCAAATATTTTTATATCAGGGAATGCTTCTGCAAAATATAAAACCATTTGTTCAAGTGCATATGCTTGGGCTGATGTTATATTTGGTTTTGTTGTACTCCCTTCTATAAGTTCGGGTCTGTTTAATACAGAACTACCGTCACCTATCCAAGATATATTTATAGAATTGCTATTAGTAATTATTCCACTCCCTTCGCTTGATTTATCCTCAAATATGTTTCCCCCACATCCATAACTGTTGCCCGGATCCTTTAAATCGACATTATAATTACATCCTCCTAAATCATCAATACTAATGTTATATCCATGTCGTGTCCACCCTTGTCCATCCTTTTTTCTATTCATGAATAAGTTAGCTAAATCATGATTTGTTCGAAAAGGGGTTGCAGATACATGTATAACTAGATTTTTTATTCTACTTATTTCAGTTGAATTTACACCATCTGCTTTTAGTTGTTTGATTAAATCCGAAACAGATTTTGGGTTAACTAAAACTTCTTTACCACTACTTCTTTTAGGTTTTATAATTATAGGATAATCTTGTCTACCTTTACCTCTTGATTTCCAGTCTTCGTATTCTCTACTATTATTAATTATTAATGTATTACCACTACCCACTTCAGCATATTCTTCTCCACCAATTTCTTGGGTCGGTGAATTATCTACTTCTTGTCTTTCTTCTTCTGATAAATCTGTTATACCGGTAGCTGGGTTTTCTTCATATTCGTTTAAAAGGCCTTCTTCAACGGCTTCATCTAAAGCATCAAATACGGGATCTGAGAATTCATTATCTTCTTCGATTTTTTCTTCTTCAACCTTTTCTTCTACTACTGGATCAGAACCAGTTACAAATAAATCTTCTTCTTCTTCAATAATTTCTTCTTCTTCTAATTCTATTTCAACTAATTCAAGTTTTTTTAAAGGATCATCTTGAACAGGAGTATATTCTGATTTTAAAGAATCAGTATTTTTAGAAGCAGGATTTATATTAGTATTTTGGTTAGTAAGAACATAAATTGATCCATCATCATTATTAATATTTTCTCCAGCGTTTTTACCTACACTTATTAATATAGCAGGATCTCCTACTGTAGGGTTGCCATCGTTTGGATCGCCAGTAACATTATTACTTATATTATTTGTTCCTTCGGGAGCAGTAGTAGTATAATGGATTCTTTGACCAGACCCCCCTTCTAGGAAAGTACCACCTTCAGTAGTGGTTAGGGGTTGTTGTTGGGGTTTATCAACATAATATTGCCCTAATTTAAATTCTTCTTCATCATATGTCCCTGTGTTAGAGGGTTTAGTAGTATATTCTTGGGCAGAATTATTCTTTTTAAAAGAAGATGGAGGTAAAGAATTATGTGTATTATTATTATGTACGTTTATAGGTAAAGTATAAAAATTATTAGTACCAAAAGGATTACCTCCTACTTCTTGGTAATAATCATCCGTAACATATTGGATAATATCTACTATTTCACCTATAACGGGGCATTGGTAAAATGTTCTATTAAGTGGTAAAGCAGTAGGAAGAGAATGGGGATGAAGTGTAGTTTCCCCACTTGCTACATCTGAAAAAAATATTAATCCTAAACTTCCAGGTCCATTGTATTTAGGGTGATTATTATCTAATACAATATCTACTACTCGTTTTTGAGTAGCTAAAATTTTATCACTATTTAAGCCTCCAGGGCTTGTGCCTTTATTTTTTATTTGTGTTCGACTCATCTTTAGCTACCTCTTCGGCAATTTGTTGGAGTTGTTTTAATTCTTCATCAGTAAGTAATGAATCCCCCCCACTTGAAGAAGTATTATTTTGAAGTCTTTGGATAACAGCCATCATTTTAATTAAGTGTTCATCATTTTTTACACTTACTTCTAAGTATTCCTTGATTAAGGGAACAACTACGGGGGCGTCTCCTATATTTTGTATTAAAGGTTTTAATTCAGCAATTAAAGAATTAATTTGTTTATCTTTTTTTTTGCTGTTGCCATATATTTCTTTAAATACATCCGATGATGTTTTACCATCAAATATTACTGTATCAAGTGGATTATTCATGTTTATAAATATATCCAGTATCAAGATAGTTTGAGTACGAGATGTTAAATAGGTTCCTCATTTTTTTAACTACTTTAGTTATAATGGGAGTTTCTAAACCAGTAATTTCTCTAATGTAAATATATATAGCCTTTTTATTAAAAATTTCTAAGTTTTCTCTGCTTTTAAAAATAGTTAGTACCGCATCAGCTACTTTTCTTTCTTCCTCTTTCTTAAAATATTTTTTTAAATTCATATCAACATGTTGGATATAAAAATCTAAAAATTCAACTTTTACACTTAATGCTTCTTTCCTTTCAAAACCATTTAAAATTTCATTATCAGTATCTACTTCTATAAGATCTGCTTTGCCTTTCTTTTTGGCATAATTTTTATTATTATATAATATAAGATAATTTTTACCCACAATACTAAAGTAAGAAAAGGCTTTACCTTTACCTGCTTTAAAATAATGAAGTTTTTCAAGTAAAAAACAGATAACCTCGTGTTTTAAATCTTCAAGGTCATCTACTTCAGTATAATAAAATTTAAATGTGTGTATAAGATTTTCGGCTAATTTATAAAACGAATGGTGAATTCGTGAATTATATATCCGATTTCTTTCTGCTTGGTCTTCGCTCGCTAAATATTCTATTATTGCGTGCTCTGTATCCTCTGTAAAATATTGTCTTTTGCTTTTTCTGCCTCTTTTTTTAGCCATTTTAATTTATAAAGATGCCTTTATTTGCATCTTGCCAATGAGGTAAATCTAGTTTATTTACCTCTTCTTTATATCCCTCATATTGAAATTCTATATAATTATCTACAAAATTAGGGATAAAATTTACTTCTAGACCACCTAATTGATGAGTCCCATATTTAAAATGGTATTGATTACTTATATCAGATTCAAAAGATTTTTCTTTATTTGTTAGTAAATCTAAATATTGTTTTATAGCATAATTTATAGTTGTAGGACCGGTTAACGATTTTAAAGTATGCCATTCATTTATAAATCTTTTATTTAAAATATTATATACAACTAATTCTATTAATTCTTTTAAGAAGGGATGTTTAGGAGCACTAAATATAAAAGTTTGAAATAATTGGTTTCTATTATTTAACCCATTAACAAAACTATTATTTTTTTCTATATATTCATTAAGGGGAATAATGCACTTAGTATCTATGTCAGTATAGATTCCTCCATTTACGTATAATATTAAATATCTCCACACATCTGCTTTAGCAGCATTGTAGTTTAAATTATTAAAGGCTTTTAATAAATCATTATTTGAAAAAGAAAATTCATCACAGTTAAAATTTTCTACAAATTTAATTCTATCATTAGAATCGTATAAATAATAATTAAATTCTGGATTTTTTTTAACCCATGAATTAATAGCATTATACATTCCTTCAGGAACAGAATTAGATTCCCAAGTTTGAAAAATATTAGGAGGTATTAAGTATGAATTTAACTTAGTACTTGTTTGTGGTATAAATTTATTTACAAGATATAATTTCATCTTAACCTAAACTCATTTAGAGCTTCTTGGATTTTTTTAACTTCTGTAAAAAACCAGCCTATTTCATCGTCTGCTATAAAAGATCCTCTATTATCGATTTGGTTTAATCTACGGTCACATTGATCAATAGCTTCACTTTGTTTTGTTATAAAATCTTCTAACTCTTCATTTTTTTTTATAACATTACGAATAGCAAAACCTGATACTATTAATAAAGATGATAATATTGCAATTATAATTTCCATTTAATCTGTAAAGAATGAATCAATAATTGATTTAGTTTTTTCGTTGAAATTAGGATTATTTTCTACGTTTATCGCTTTAGCCTTCCTTATAGTTTTATCAGCTTTGGAGGCATTAGCGGGTTTAGACGATTGTTGTATAACCGAATTTCCAGAACTCCACATTTGAAATTCTATTTCTTGGGCAGTTTGAATTGCTTGGTGAATTAATAAGGGTAAGTGGGTTCTAAATTTAGTTTCCTTTTGTCCACTATAAAAATAGAATTTATTACTTTCATCAAATAATCCTTCTTGGTTACGAATAGCTAAATATTCATTATGTGAAATTTTAATACCAGCATCCTGTAGGAGGTATATTGTGCGGTCATATACTTTCATTGCAGGTACGTGTTCATTAAATTTATATACCATACCTAAATTTTTAACATGCCAATCAGAATCGTTTTTAGTAAAATATTCGTTATTCCAGTCTCCTAACTTACCTAATTGACTAAATAAAGATACAAAATTT